ACTGTCATTCTTATAATGAAGATCAGGATATTCTACCATCATTTTTTCAAAAACTTCACGTTTAATGCAAAAGAAACCTGTAGATGCGTCCCATACTTCAACTGCTCCATTTTCTATTCTGATACTCTTTTTTACAGGATCAGTATATTTAAAATTCATTGCGTACTGAATTGGAAGAGCCTTTTTAGGATATGCTGCCGCAATAATAGGCTTATCCATTGCTAACATTCTAATTATTGATTCATGGTCGAATTCAATATCCGCATCAATAAAAAATAAATGTGTAGCACCAGAATCTAGAAACATTGCAGTAAGAATATTTCTAGCTCGTGTGACTAGGCTCTCATTTCTAAGAGTAGTTAATCTAAAAGTTATATTATGACGAACTAACTCTTGTGAAGCCTTAAATAGACTTAAAAAATATTGGTCAGTAATCATACCTCCATAACAAGGAGTGGCAAAGAATACTGAACAAGTTTCTCTTAGCTTTTGTAAATCTACTTGTGCTTGCCCGTTATCCCCTACCTGTATTGCACTTTTAGAGACAACAGGCTCTTCTGTCTCTACTGTAGTAAAGTCGCTTAAGGACCTTTTTGCCATTTAGTCAAGGTCCTCAACTGCTTCTGGCTTAAATTCGTCCGAAGCTTCCTCTGCAAAATAAGCAGTATTTTGTAGCAGCCATTGCTTTTGATCTTCATAAGATTGACGTTTATAAATCTTATCAAGTTCAAAAAGCTCTAATGATTTATCTGAATCTGTAAGTGAAGAATTATTTCTTGCAGGAATTACAGAATACTTAACATTCTGTGGCAGGGGTCCTGTCTTCTCTTTCTTGATTGTGATATCATATCCTGTATCATCATCTGCTGGATTTCCATAATCTGGATTTGTAGCATAATCTACAATCTGTTTATAGATCGTAGAACGAAGATCAAAAATCTTAATCTTATTATCTGCACGATCAATTACATTGCAAACATATGCAAACTGAGGTTTATCTGAATATACCTCATCATCAATTTCTGCCATTGGGTCTTTGTTTGAATCATTGAAAGTTTCCTTTTGACGATCAAATCGTAGACATTCTACAGGCATCTTTTTGCCTTCTGTAGTAACTACCCAATATACATAACGAGGCATAACTTCTCCTACTAGTCGAATCTTTGTGTCTCCGACTGGGAGAGTTAGTCTCTCAATCTCTCGGCGTTGTCCGCCTCCGCCACCTCCGGCGTTTCCTTTTGCTTTATCCCATGATACCATATTAGTGTTTCCTTTCTTGTTGAACTATGTTCTCTGTGTGTAGGTATTTTCTAAGACGAATGTTATTTTGTCTTTATCAATACTTATAAATGGGTTACTTTTTATACCATCTATTTCTTTTAACTTAAAAAAGTCTCTATTAATAAATGGATTTTTATCATCATTTCTTCTGTGCGAAAGCAACCATAAGTATTGTATTTTATGTGTTACTGGTGTAACAGTCTTGAGAAATGATGGATTTCTAAAATAGCTTTGTGGTTCTTCAACTCTGTAATTGTTGAATATTTCAAAGCTTCTCTTATTCATTATTAGACTTGAGTTTAACCAGTTTGGTATTCTACTTATATTAAGTTTTTTTACTAAGTCTAAAGAGCTATTTGCGATTTTCTTATTATATCCAAAAGTAGAAGCATAAGTCAACACTATAATTGAATCGTAATCCTTTTTGGATTTTTTAAGAAGTTCATACCAGTTAAAGTAAAAACTCATAGAGAATACCCTCTTTGTATATACCAGTTTCTTCTATTGTTTTGTTGTTTAGAAACTATTGGTCCTGTTAACCAAAAGTCACAAATAAGAGGGCGTTTTTTATCTGGGTGCTCTCTAATAATTCTTCCAATTCTTTGTTCTAGTTTTATTGGGTTATTTGAAGGAAATACTAAAAACAAAGTGTCAAGTCTATGACAACTAATTCCTTCGTCAAAAAGTTTTGTAGTTAGCACTACTTTATATTTTGGTCCTACGTTATCTAATATTTCTTTGCGCTGTTCTTCACCAGTTTCTCCAATCAATAGTACTGAATCAGGTATAATTTTATTTAACTCACGAAGCCAATCTAGACGTTCTCCTAAAATGAGTATACACCGACCTCCACTCACTTTTGATATGGCAATTTCAGATACTCGCCGGCGCAACTGCGAGTTAGATGCAAGTTTATTGGTCTGTCTACTCCAATCTCGCTTTGGATCAAGAACATTGAATCTAATATCTGTTTGATATATTTCAACTTTTGGGGTTGCAAGAACCCGTGGATCATAAGCGAATGACTTAAATGTTGTAAAATAGTCGTCTAAAACTATATGTTTTCCGTCTTTTCTACGGGGAGTAGCGGTAATAGCTATCTTTGCACGACAATTTATTGCATTTACTGCTTGTGAAAACATATCAGCAGGGCATAAATGTGCTTCATCAACCATTAGAAGTCCAAATCTGTCATGTAACTGAGGAATATTATTCAAAACACTCTTATAAATACCCACTGTAATGTCTTGAATATCTAAAAGACCGTCTCCAATCTTTCCTATCTTAATTCCAGGTATTTGATTCTCTAGTTCTTCAATCCATTGCCTAAAAAGAAGCTTTGTATGCACTAAAATCAGGGTAGGTTTATTGGCACGAGCTAAAAGATTGCATCCTACATAGGTTTTACCCCAACCACAAGGAGCTTGGAATAGTCCACTACGTACTCTATCATTAATCTGAAAGAAAGCATCTACCATATCCTGCTGTTCTTCTCGTAACGCTCCTTTAAACTGAAAATTTTGTTCAGAATCTTCAAAATTTCGTAAATCCTCAACAGTTTTTATATCTAATTTAGAATAAGAGTTACTAGGAACAGTATACATTCCAGTATCTTCGTCATATTCATAGGTATAGTGAAAATCATCAACAATTTGATAGGTATATGCTTGCTCAAAAGCTGACACATCTTCAATATCTTCTTCTTTTATGTATATTTTATCAGTAATTGTTGCTGATTTTATGTTAATTTTATTCATTGTTTTATTTTATCTTCCACTATACGCTTCTTTTAAAAGATCTACGTTAATAAACTGTAAAAAATTGTAGTCATAAAAACTTTTTGGGGTAATCACGTCTCCTTTATCAGTAACTCCTATAACTCTATCAAGTATTAATTTGTTCTTACTTTTTTTTATGAGTGATCCACTTGGTATTTTTTCTTCAAGATAAGGAATTTTTCCTTTCAAAATTTTGTCTATAAATTCTCGTAACGGTTTTTTACATTTTTTGTAGTGCTTCTCTAAAGAATTATTAGGGTTTCCGAACTCCCAGTTTTTATCGCTTACCTCGTAGTAAATCATTTCTTCGTTAATAACATGGTTACACAACCACTTTTCTAGAGGCTCTTGTAACCCAAAAGGCATATAATTATCTATATCAACTTTATTACCTTTAAAATTCAAACACCATCTCCAAGACTGATTGCCTAAAAAATACCTTCTTTTAGTATTCCAGTTATCAACAGGATTACCTGCAAAAGTTCTTAGTCCTGTTGTGTCTGTCAACCCACCAAACGGTATTTCATACAGACTAGTTAGTATTCTTATATCTGGTCTAGCAATACTAGTTAATTTCTTTCTATCGTTACGATCCACCAAGGTATAATCTATTCTATCTCTTACTATTTTTTCAAATATTTCTAGTGATTCAGGAACACCTCCCATAATAATATGAAGTTGTTTTTCTAATCCTAATTCGTTAAATGCTAGTAGGGCTGCGGTGCTATCTAACCCACCAGACCAAAAAAAGTCAATGGTCTTTCCTTTCATTGCCAGCAACCGTGCCGACTCAAACATACAATCTGAAAATTCTGTTTTAGGATACTCTTGAAAAGGAACCCATCCGATAATATTCTTAGTATTTAGTGTAAATTTTTCTTTTTCTGTTCTATCTATAGTATTTCGTGTAGTTAGCTTATGATTTATATCCCATCCACTTATAGTAAGTAACTCGTCTTCTCTATGCTCCTTTTTTTCCCAAAAAGGTAATAAAAAAGAATATTTAGAGTGATGATAAATCTTATTTTTAATGAGATTTAGTAGACTTTTGTTCCAATATACTAAATTTACAGACTCC